TACCGGCTCTGCCGGTACGGCTGCCAGCTAAGGAGGCTGTGAAAGATGGCTATTTCACGCGCACAGCTTCTCAAGGAACTGCTTCCGGGTCTGAACGCTCTGTTTGGCCTGGAGTACAAGCGGTACGCTGAGGAGCATAAGGAAATCTACGAGACTGAGAACTCGGAGCGTTCCTTTGAAGAGGAAGTGAAGCTCTCTGGCTTCGCTGCTGCCCCCGTCAAGAACGAAGGTGCGGCGATTGCGTACGACAACGGCCAGGAAGCCTGGACCGCTCGTTATACGCATGAGACCATCGCGTACGGCTTCTCCATCACCGAAGAGGCGATGGAAGACAACCTGTACGACAGCCTGTCGGCCCGTTACACCAAGGCGCTTGCGCGCTCGATGGCGTATACGAAGCAGATCAAGGCTGCCTTCCCGCTGAACAACGGCTTCACCAGCTACCAGTCTGGTGACGGCGTGACCCTGTTCAGCACCCAGCACCCGCTGGTGTCCGGTGGCTACAACAGCAACCGCCCGGCCACGCCGGTTGACCTGAATGAGACGGCCCTTGAGGCCGCTGTCATTCAGATCGCCGCCTGGACGGACGAGCGCAGCCTGCTTATTGCGGCCCGCCCGCGTAAGCTGATTGTGCCGCCTGCGCTGATGTTCGTTGCCACCCGCCTGCTTGAGACGGAACTCCGTGTCGGCACGGCTGACAACGACATCAACGCGGTGAAGTCCAACGGGTCGATCCCCGAAGGCTACACGGTCAACCACTTCCTGACCGACCCGAACGGCTGGTTCCTGACCACCGATGTGCCGAACGGCATGAAGCACTTTGTGCGTTCGCCGCTTGCCACGTCGATGGACGGTGACTTCGACACGGGCAATGCTCGCTACAAGGCTCGCGAGCGTTATTCGTTCGGCGTCTCTGACCCGCTGGGCATCTACGGCTCGCCGGGTTCGACCTGAGCGTAAAAGGGGAGGGGGCTTCGGCCCCCTTCTCACATTTTCTCTTGCCCTTGTCTTTTATAGGCGGGCATAATGCGGGCAGTTCCGGGTTAACCCGGCTCTACTGACTGTCCCGGCAGACACGCACGAAGACAGTAGAGCCTTGATCGTGCGAGAAGAACGATGGCTTTTACCTCGTTTTCCGGCCCAGTCCGTTCCGGTACAATTCGTGAAGGCGCTGCGCGCAACACGGGCCTTGTGGTTCTCACCCAGTCCTACGACACGGGCGTTGTGACGGCTGGCGTCGGCAACGTGGACGCTGCGCTTGGCATTCTGCCCCAGGGTTCGCAGATCGTGGACATCACCGTCGATCAGGTTGTGGTGCCGGGTGGTTCCTCGACCTCGACCGTGTCTGTCGGTAATGCCTCTGGCGGCGCTCAGCTTATGGCGGCGGTTGCCACCACCGCTGGCGGTCGCTTTCGTGGCACCACGACGGCGACGACGCAGCTTGCTTGGCAGACCTCGACCTCTGCCGACACGCCGGTCTTTGTCCGCTATGCGGTGGGCACTGAGGCGGGCGTGGGTCGCGCCATCGTGACCGTCAGCTACGTCCAGCGCGCTCCGAACGGCGCTCAGAACCCCGCCAGCGCCTAACCAGCTAAGGAGGGTTCTGCGTCATGCAGACAGATGTCCTTGCTAGCGCCGTCCGCACGACGGACGGCGTGATGAATGACCAAGCGGGCAGGGCCATTGGTCGCTGCCGCGTGAAGGGTATCTACATCGTTCCCGCTGCTGGGGCTGGCAGTGTCGTCTTTCGAGACGGCACCACCGTGTCTGGTGCCAGCAAGATTACCATCAACACGATCACCGGCTCGACTAGCACCAACTGGATCCTCATGCCGGGTGAGGGGCTTCTCTTTCAGACTGGCATCTTTGCCGACCTGACGGACGTTGCCTCAGTGATGGTTATCTATGGCTAAGACCCCTGCATGGCAGCGCTCTGAGGGCAAGAACCCGAAGGGCGGTCTAAATGCAAAGGGTCGCGCGTCGTACAACAAGGCCAACCCAGGGAAACCTGGGTTGAAGCCCCCTCAGCCAGAGGGCGGTTCGCGCAGAGATAGCTTCTGTGCTCGGATGAAGGGCATGAAGAAGAAGCTGACCTCTGCCAAGACGGCCAACGACCCCAACTCTCGTATCAACAAGTCCTTGCGGGCCTGGAACTGCTGATATGACCCAAGATACGGAAGCAGTGAAGAACGTTGTTGATGCGGTTTCTATAGGAACTGTTGTGGCTACTCTAGCTGGCGTTCTGCCGAGCATCGCAGCGATCTTCACGATTTGCTGGACTGGGATCCGGATCTACGAGACAGAGACGGTTCAGAAGCTTCTTGGGAAGAAGAAGCCTGTCGAAGTGAGCCAGGACTAACGCCATGTCGGATTCTGCCAAGCAGGCTCAGATGTCCGAGCAGATGGCAGCCAACGCTTCTAAGGGGGCGTTGATCGAGAAGGTTGTCTTCGCAGCTATCCCTATCCTGTTTAGCTGCGTCGTGTACCTGATGACCTCCCTGTCATCTGCCAACAATGAGATCACGATCCTGAAGTCGAGGATCGCTGTGGTGGTGACCCAGGACAACCGGGCCATTCCGCCGCAGGGCACGACCATCGACATGGCTCAGATTCGTGAGCATCTGTCCAATCGGATCGAACAGGTGGAGCGGGATGCTGCCATCGCTCGTGGCAACATGACGCTTGATCGTGAGCGCAGCATGGCTGGGATTGAGCGTGGCCGACTGGAGATGGCCGCTGACGCGGCTGCCGCCCGCGCTTCGATCCGGTCTGACCTGACACGCATGATCACCGAACTTGAGCGTCGTGTGGCCCTTCTGGAGTCCAGAAATGGAAGCCCTGCTCAACCTCGTTAAGACGGTAGCCCCGTCTATTGCTACTGCCGTAGGCGGTCCACTGGCAGGGATGGCAACTCGCGCCATCTCCGAAGCTCTTCTTGGCAAGCCGGATGGGACTGAGGATGAGCTTCTAGAGGCAGCCAAGATCGCCACGCCGGAACAACTGCTAGCCTTGAAGCAGGCAGAGCAGCATTTCGTGATCCGTATGCGTGAGCTTGATGTTGATCTTGAGCGCATCTCGAACGAGGATCGCAGTTCTGCCCGCGAGCGAGAAGTTAAGACAGGCGACCACACGCCAAAGTTCCTTGCGGCTGCTGTGACCTTCGGCTTCTTCGGCGTTCTGTTCTGGATGATTGCCAACGGTCTTCCTGCCAATGGCGGCGAAGCAATGCTGGTTATGCTTGGCACGCTGGGTACGGCGTGGGGCGCTATCGTCTCTTACTACTTCGGCTCTTCGGCTGGCTCTCGCGAGAAGACCCAGGCCATGAACAGGATCATGGGCAAGTGAAAGACAACTTTGAGCGCTGTCTGAAGTTCGTCCTGCACCATGAAGGTGGGTGGTCGGACCATCCTCGCGATCCTGGTGGTGCGACCATGAAGGGCGTGACCCTGGCGGTCTATAAGGAATACCTTGGTCGGGACGTGAGCAAGGAAGAGCTTCGCGCCATTCCAGACGCTCACTTCCATGACCTGTACCGTACTCGGTATTGGGATAAGGCCCGCTGCGACGAGTGGGCTCCTGGCGTGGACCTGTCTGTTTTCGATCTTGCGGTGAACGGCGGGACTGGTCGTGCAGCGAAGCTGCTTCAGCGTTGTGTTGGGGCAGTAGAGGACGGAGCAATCGGTCCAAAGACGGCGGCTGCTGTGAATGCGGTGCCTGCTAAGGATCTGATTATTCGCTTTGCTGACACCCGGCGTGAGTTTTATAAAAGCCTCAAGGCTTTCGAGACCTTCGGTCGCGGTTGGCTTCGCCGCACTGACGAGTGTGAACAGGAAGCCATCAAGATGGCAGGAGAATAGACATGATGAAGAAGCCGAAGATGCCCAAGGTTGGCGGCGGCATGAAGGATGCGTCGATGGCGATGCCGCGTTTCGGCGCTCGCGCGATGCGTCCAGGTGGCATGGCGAAGGGTGGCGGCGTTCATCCTGACGCGGCGATGGACAAGAAGCTGATCCGCAAGGAGATCGCTCGCGCCGAGAAGATGGAAGACAAATCCGAAGGCAAGGGCATGAAGAAGGGCGGCTACGCCAAGATGGCTCGTGGCGGTGGCGTTGAGACCAAGGGCAAGACCAAGGGGAGGTTCGTCTGATGTTTAGGGGGAAGGTTGGGCGTCCTCGCCCCACTCCGATGCAGGCGAGTCAGGCACTGGCCTCCCTTCATGGACGGGGCCAAGCTCCTATGGCGCGACCCGCCATGCAATCTCAAGGAGCCCCCACATCCGCACAGTCCCCCTTGGGCAGTCGAGGGAATCCAAGTGCGCAACCTGACTTTGGTAATCTTGGACCACCTCGACCTAACTATGCCAACTCTGGGGCTCCGAACGTCGGCGGTCGTATGCCGCCCGGCAGGATGAATAAGGGCGGCTACGTCAAGAAGATGGCGGCTGGCGGCTCTGCCTCCAAGCGTGCCGATGGCTGTGCCGCTCGTGGCAAAACCAAAGGGAAGTTCATCTAATGGACCGCCGTCGTCGCGCGCCTTCCTACGAGGAAGACATGACCCCGCCGCGTGGTATGCGTGGCATGCCCCGCCCAGAGATGGTCCCCACCGACGAGCCGATGCCGGGTCGTCGTCCTTCTGCCCGTAGCTTCGAGGAGGATATGACACCTCCTCGTGGCATGCGGGATTTCCGCTCGAATGCGGTTCCGACTGATGAGCCGATGCCCGGTCGTCGTATGGCGAAGGGTGGGTCTGTTAAGTCTTCTGCCAGCAGCCGTGCCGATGGTTGCGCCACTCGTGGCAAGACCAAGGGCCGCATGGTGTGAAGAAGCAGGAGAAAATCGGGAAGGTCATGAGGGAGTTCAAAGAGGGCTCCCTCAAGTCGTCCAGTGGGCAGAAGGTGAAGAACCCGAAGCAGGCTGTGGCGATTGCTCTCTCCGAAGCTTCTCGCATGGCAGAGGGTGGGCGGGTCAAGCCGCAGAACCCGAAGCTGTGGGCTGCTGCCAAGAGCGCCGCCAGGGCCAAGTTCGACGTGTACCCTTCTGCCTATGCGAATGCCTGGGCATCCAAGGAGTACAAGAAGAAGGGTGGCACTTGGCGTGGGTCGGATAACAGGGTGTCTAAGAAGTGAAGGGCGGTCTGGGCAAATGGTTTGGTGAGAAGTGGGTGGACGTAAAGACCGGCAAGCCGTGTGGGCGAAGCGGGTCTGAGAAGTCCAAGCGCTCCTACCCTGCCTGCCGCCCAGCCGCTGCTGCTGCCAAGATGTCCGCGTCCCAGAAGGCGACGATGTCTAAAAGGAAAACTGGCCCAGCCCGCAAGGCTTGGCCTATAACACCTAGCGGAAGGACCAAGTAGATGGCCGCGAAGTGGATCCAGAAGGCTATCAAGAAGCCCGGCGCTCTGCGTAAGTCCCTTGGCGTGAAGGCTGGGCAGAAGATCCCCGCCAAGACGCTGGCGGCGGCAGCCAAGAAGCCGGGTGTCATGGGTAGGCGCGCTCGTCTGGTTAACACGCTTTCCAAGTTTGGACGCCCGTAAATGACCACCTCCGGCACAGCCGTCTGGAATCTGGAGATCGTTGATCTCATCGAGGAGGCGTATGAGCGTGCTGGCCTGGAGGCTCGCACGGGCTACGACTTCCGGACTGCGCGCCGCTCTCTGAACATCCTGTCGGCTGAGTGGTCCAACAGGGGTCTGAACCTGTGGACCGTGCAGGAACACAATGTCGCGCTCACGCCGGGCGTTAAGACCTACTCCCTGCCAGCCGACACGATTGATATCATCGAGACCATGATCCGGGTGAACACCAGCGGCTCTGCCCTGGACTACACCGTGTCTCGTATCGGCCTGGGCGATTATGCTGCCCTACCGAACAAGAACACGACGGGTCGTCCGCTTCAGATCTACGTGGACCGACAGGTGAACCCCAACTTCACGCTGTGGCCCGTACCCGATTTGCCGTACACGATCCTCTACTGGACGATGCGTCGGATCCAGGACGCCACTACGTCAACTGACGTAATGGACATGCCTGTCCGCTTTGTCCCCTGCCTTGTGGCGGGCCTTGCCTATCAGATCGCCATGAAGCGTCCGGAGGCTGCGGCCAGGATCCCCATGCTCAAGCAGGAATACCTGGAGCAGTTCCAGCTTGCGGCAGACGAGGATCGTGATCGCGCTCCTGCCCGCTTTGTGCCCTGGTCTTCGTACCCATGAGTGTTAAGTTCGCTCGTGGCAATAAGGCCTATGCCTTCTGTGATCGGTGCTATCAGCGCTACGATCTAAAGGATCTAACTTGGCAAGTCGTGAACCAGATTCCGACTGGCCTAAAGGTGTGCGATGAGTGCAACGACGTTGACCATCCACAGTATCAGCTAGGCAAGTTCCCGATCAACGATCCGGTTGCTTTGCAGGATCCGAGACCGGATATTAACCCAGGCCGAAGCCTCTGCGGCTGGAACCCGGTTGGCAATTCTGCCACCACCACGAACGGCAACGTGGGTAACGTTGCTATCTTTGTAGGATAGGAGCGTATCATGAAGGGCAAAGCCCACACGCCGACCAGCATGGACATGAAGAAGTACGGGCGGAACGTCGCTCGTGCCATGAACCAGACGGGCGGTGCCGTTTACGGCAAGAAGACTCCGGACGGCGTGAAGACGGTTGACGCGAGCGCGTATGACCTGAAGCCGGTTGCCGACAAGGGTATCCAGAAGGCCCCGAACGACGCCATTGTTGCCAATGAGGGCTCGCCCAAGAAGGCCACGAAGATTCGTGGGACAGGCGCGGCCACCAAGGGTATTATGGCTCGCGGCCCAATGGGCTGAGGGAAGTAGGCAGCCATGAATTACACGACGCTTGTAGCTCTCCTTCAGGACTACACGCAGAACTCCTCGACGGAGTTCGTGGCTGCCATTCCTGACATTGTCCGGCTGGCTGAGGACCGGATCTATCAGTCCGCTCAGATCCCAGTCCTCAAGCGCAACGCCACGTCTAACTTCGTGGCGAACAACAAGTACCTTGCCTGCCCCACAGACTTCCTCGCCGCCTACTCT